ACTCTTTCCCTACACGACGCTCTTCCGATCTGGGGTGTTTTTATTATTTATTAAAGGCGTCAATTACTTTTTGGTCAACATTATCTATTAACAAAACGTACTCCCCATTTACTAATACAGGGAAATCGCCAAAGCCTTCCAGAGTGAGAGAACCATTTTCTTTCGCTTTTTTATAAGCATCAGAAGAGGTATTGAAACGATAAAGTTCAAATTTTTCAGAATCTGTTTTATACTTCATTCCTTCTTCACCACCGATCATCTGAGCTGCCATAGGAACTTTTTCAGTTATTGTATAACCATTCTCATTCAAAATTTTTTCAAATCTATCAAACGACATACTTTCCACTTTCTTGCTTTCTGCTTTTTTGTTTTCTGTTTCCGATGATTTCACATCCTTTTCATTGTTTGAACACCCAGATATACCTAAACATAAACTAACGCAAAACATCAAAGTTAATAATTTTTTCATTTTTATTTCTTCCTTTCGTTTTTTTATTACAATAATTACCAGTGCTTCCATAAATTACCTTTAGTAAAATTAAAAGGCACGTTTGGAGTGATGCCTATGATTGTTTAATGCTACCCCAATCTGACCGAAAAGAAAGAGAGGAGAACAATCGTGAGTAAAGATAAGGATAGAGAAGAACTGGTAAAAGCAATCTGCGAAGCAGTAAAAAGTGTTCCAGATTATACTACACTGCAGTTAATCTATATCGTTATTCAACAAGTTAAATAACACTATGGAGGACGCCTTTTGAGGCTAGTCCTCTTTTTTTACGATATTATTTATCAACCCTTCTATAACATCCCAACCATCATCGTCCAATTTCGCAAGAGCACGAATAAAACGTTTTTGAAAATCTTTGGTATTGCTTGGTGAAATCAAATCACCAAGATATGATGCGATTTCTTCTTCTTTTGTCAAGGTTTTGAAAATGGGTTCAACACCATCGCGCAACCATTCTTCATTCACGCCATATGTAAGACAAATTGTTAAAATGTTCCTTTCTGTTACTTTTACTTCTCCGATTTCGATTACAGATAAGCTTGATCTAGAAATTAACAGTTCTTTGGCAAATTGTTCCTGTGTCATGTGTAGTTCAGATTTTCTAAGATACTTTATTCGCTCATAGACTTTCATTTGTTTAAAATCCACTTAGTAACATCTCCTTTCCTCTGCATACACATAATACATCATAAAAAAATGCTAGTCAATAGCAAACATTCCAAAAAATATATTGACAAAGCCATTAAATAGCAATATAATGCCAGTGTAAAGCAAAGGAGGTACTTAAAATGCTAAACGAAAAAGAAAAGAAAGTATTGGATAATTACAAATATGCATTGCTGTCTGGGACAATGACCTCTGAGGAATTGCATAATCTAGTAGTTTCATCAGAAGCAGTTGCGACGCTGACAGATGTCAGAAAGAAAAAAGCATCTGCCGGAACACTAGCATGTGAATCCAATACACCGCGATGCAGTGAGAAAGGAGAATGAGAGAGATGACAGTTCAGGAATTAAAGAAAAATGCGGACGCAATAAAAGATAAAGTAGTGATCGAACTTGGCGAAAGTATTATTAAGGATTTAAAAAGTACGCCTTGTAATAGAAAGCGTACTCTGAAAATAAAATTAGATGCGTTTGTGAAAATAGTTAAGCGTTAACTACATCTTGTTCAGAATCGTGCAAAGCATCATAAATAGTATTGAAATATTCAATAACATAGGTGGCAGTTTTTACAGAATCAGTAGAATGGGTAATACGTTTCTGTTCAACCGCTAAGACAGTTAGCTGTAAAGCTATTTTAGATGCTTCTGTATGATTAAATTTTGCTGGCATGTTTTCACCCCCTTCCCGTATAGGTAAATAATATCACGAGGAAAGGACAGCAACAAGATATTAAAAAACTACAACATAGAACGAAAGGAGAATAATAATGGCTATAAGGATCATTGGTGAATTTACCCAGTTTCATGCGGATAGATTCGCAAGGGCGTTATCGTCTGCCATGACAGAGCAGTTTGCGCCGCCGGGAGTTAAATATACTGTCACTGCAAAGGAGCGTAAAGAAACAGCTGCGCTTTCCGAGGTCGAACAGCGGGAGAATTTGGTAGTTGCATGTGACATGAAAACACCGCGATGCAGTGAGAAAGGAGAATGATATATGAGTGAAGCATTGGATATCCTGGAAATATTAGAGAATTTTAAAAAAAACGAATTGGAAGCTATAAAAAAGGACAGGAAAAATGGTATTCCTGTCAGAGTTAATAGCGATTCTTATTTTGCAAAAGAGATAACGTATCAGACTGTATTGATTAAACAGGTGCTTGAAAATCAAATGCAGATCAAGCAGATGCTTAATTATTTGATTACTGAGAAAAACGATGATATTCACAATTGATAGATGAGAAATCATAAATTTCAGCAAGTTTCTTAAATTCAATATCAGTCCACTGATGGCTATGATTTGTCGCGATATTCCTTGTTATCTCATCTATAAAGACATTGAATTGTGAGAAAAATGAATCAATATCATCTCGCCATAATACTTGATTCATAAGATAAAGCATTTTTGCATCAGAGATATAGTTAATAGCTCTGTACAAATATGCCAGACATCTTGTTTCTTTATTTTCAAAATCTTTAAAAATGACTTCATTTGCGGATTCGATAGAAAACATAGCAGAAAGAGTTAATCCCCTTAACTTTTCAGTTAGTTCAAGTTCGATATTATCAATCACGTTGTTCACCCCCTTCCTGTATAGGTAAATGATACCATACATAAAGCGAAGGTCAATAATTTACAAAAAGGAGAAATAAACATGACAGCGAATGAATCAATCATTACAGAAAGCCGTGAAGCCAAACGCAAGTTAATCGATAAAGCGGTATCTGGTTTAACGCTCGATGAAGCAGAAGAAAAGTTTCTGGCTTTCCTCATAGATATGGAAGACATGGAAACTGTGTCAAAGTTTTGCAGCATCATCCGGAAAGCAAAGGAGTATCAGCAGTGAAAATATGGAAAGTATCTGTAGCCAGTGCGATGGTATTGACCGTAACAATCTGTGCCGTATTGATCAAGAATGAGTGGGAAAACAAAGTTGAAAGGCTGCAGCTGTTGAACAGAGTAACAAACGAAGAGCTGCAGATGGTCCGGCAGGTCGTGAAAGAGCAGAACGCTGAGCTGCAAGAAAAGGATAAGGAAATCGCGAAGCTGGAATCACAACCAAAATGAACAGCTCTGCCTGGTGAGTTTAGGATAACATACTATGGCATGGATATTACATCAGCAACCGCTAGTGGAGCTGATCCAGAAATCGGAGTGACTATTGGTGTCGATCCTAATGTAATACCATACGGCACTATCGTGTTAATCAATGGTAAGGAGTATATTGCACAGGATACAGGCAATTACACAGGTAACCACATTGACATACTGTGCGAATCAGAAGCTGTGGCAGAGCGACTAGGGACATATAACACGCAGGTATATATAAAAAAATAATGGAAGGAGATAACGGTATGCCATTACGTATATTTTTCAAAGATTATGATGATATGGAACGGCGGATCTTCAATGGAAATCTGTATCAGTGCGTAAAGTCATATCTATCAAAACTGGTAGAAGAGGAAAGAGATGCAGTCTATGAAGAAAAGTTGAATACAAGACGTGCGATCCTTTGCTTTGAATTTCAATTCGATGATGGAATGATATTGAATGATGAAAGACTGGAAAAATCGTCAGAAGATGATGCATGTATATTACGACATATTATCATGCAGGCATACGAGGAAGCGAAACAGGAAATGAGATACGCAAAGGATGCACCGCAGACGATAAAACAGATGCAGAGGGAGCTGCTGCTGGAAATACAGGAAGCAGACAAGAGCAATGACATACGCGTCGCTCTGTGCAGTGATTCCATCTTCATGCTGATCACAAATAAAAGGCACTATGTCGGAGCTTATAGAATCGATGAGAACATGAAATATAAGCACCAGATAAAGGTGTATGATGATATGCTCAGTGCAATCAGAAGAGTATAAAAAAAGAATGTTTAACCTGACAAGCACAACATTCTTTTTATAGTGAGCAGTTGACTATTCAACTTACTTTTATTGTACCATAAAGTGTCTAAAATGCAAGCAAATAAAGGTATTTTGAATAGTCCTTACCGGCCTTGAAATGGATATTAACAAAACGACGGAAAAGGAAGAGATGCATGAAGAAACACAATAGACAACGAGGACGACCGACAATGCAGCGCTATCTCGACTATGACTATGAAAGGGCATTTGATACACAGGCAAGTATGTTGTCAGAATCTCAAATTGAACGTGCCTTAAGAAACGGAAAGATAAAAAGCGTGTACGCTACAAAGTCAATCTACTCAGGAACACAGTTGGAAGTGGAAATATATCCGGAGTTTACAAGATGGAGTCAGATCCCGATTGGGAGAAGGAAACCGACAAAGGAGGAGATGCAGAACCTTAATGATAAGAATGCCAGAAAGCATGTGATCCGTCTTTTAAATGCTAACTTTATGACAGGTTACTGGATTACCTTTACGTATACCAAAGAACCAGAATCATTGGAAGAAGCATTGAAAGATATCCGGAACTTTTTCCGCCGTGTGAATGAACGCTTGAAGAAGCAGGGGAAGCCCAGGGCAAAGTACCTTTACATCACGGAATGGCAGGAAGATGAAGTACGTTGCCATCATCATTTTGCAATAGATCGAGGATTGACGATGGACGAACTTAACAAGTTGTGGAAAAAGGGCAGACGTAATGAACTACGGCCGATCGATTATAACGAAGATGGTGTTACTGGAATGGCGAACTACATTACCAAAAAGCCACGTGGAAAGCGCAGATGGAATACGAGCCGGGGCAACTTGAAACAGCCGACCATCCGGAAGAATCACTCAACGTTCAAGCGAAAGCATGCGCGTGCCATGAAAGAGGACTTTTCCGCGATCGAGCGAATGCTACGTCAGGAATACAAAGGCTATGTGTTTAAGGATGCACAAGTTTTTATCAATCAAGTAAATGCAGGGATATACATATATGCGCAGCTGCGTAAATGGGACCCGTTAAAGGATGGCGATAACAGTGCGTGAAAATGTAATGCGGAAGTGCAGCATGTGTGGTGAATATAAGCCAGAAAGTAATTTTCGATTTATGAAAAAGCAGAATCGGCACAATGCGTATTGCAAGGATTGCGAACGCTGGTATAACGCGAATTACAAACGGCTCAGACGAGAACGATAGATGAACAAAGGAGAAGAGGATATGACAGAGAAAGAGTTTTTAAAAGCAGGTAAGCTGATCAAGCAGCACAACATGGATATATCGCAGATAACAAAGTGCGTGAATTTATTCCTGGAAGAATCACATGTGTGCGAACAGGAGATGGTGAACTATTTGGCTAGAACGGTGGAAATGCCGATAGAAGTGGAACAAGCATTCAAGGGTGCATTTCTGACATGCGAAAAAATCACTGTACGTGATTACAGTGATGTATATGCGCTGCTGAGAAAATATGATGCAGGAGATAAAGGGTTGTTACTTTATCTGGATACTGGCGCAATGATGCCGGCTGACGATATGATCAATTACCTATCATCTGCAGGCTATGAGCTGATTATAAGACCTAAAAGGACGAAGGTAGCAGCTGGTCAGTTATCAGCGAGAGATTGCGGGGTGGAGCTATGAGACTTTCCAGCGATTTTTTTAACGCCAAGTATGCTATGGAGTATAACCGTGTAATGGCTGTAGCGGCCGCAGAAGTTATCGTCATTCACAGCACAGATCAAGCTGGAATGGGATTTATATGCAAATACAGAGCAACAGGACTATCGGGAGATATGGATTTCACGGTTTCAAAACGTGATTACCTAACAATCGCCAAGCTCGGTGAATTCGATTTAACAGTAAAAAGTAAGAAGATAACTGTTAAGTCAAGTAAAGCAAAATTCGTTTTGACAGATATGGTGGATATACATGTGGAAGAACCAGAAACAGGAGATATGGAGAGCTTATCAATCACACCTGCAGAAATAACAGATGGGAAAGAATTTATCGGATACGACAAAACAAAAGTGCAGATGAATGGTGTCACAGTATTTCCAGAAGGCATCATTGCCGCAGACGGAGCGTCATTTTATATAAAATACAAAAGATCAGGTTTGAAAGGTAAAATCAATATTCCGAAAGAAAGTTTACAGTATCTGGAAGAAGATGCAGTAGCTGCTACGGACGGAAGAGTGGCGGTGTTTGCAAATGGAAATCGGATGTTTTACACGTCTTTGATAGCAACCGCTCTATACGATCCGACGAAAGACGAACATAAAGAGCCGCTAGTAACGTTAAAGCTGAATATATCAGAGCTACTTGCCGCAATCGACATGGTAAAGGGATATACAAAAGCGGTGAAGCTGCAGATGAAAGATGGCGTCCTGCATGTTAAAAGCTCACCAAAACCGGGAGAAGAAGATCATGAAATAGATATTGTGGTGGAAGTGCAGGAGTATCACGGGAAGGCGCTGTGTATGCGTATGGATGCAGACAGACTGAAAAAAGCGATTCGCGGAACTGAAAGTGGAATCATTGGGTTTACAAAAACGAACGTAGTGACACATGACGAAAAAGAAGATGTGTATAAGATTGCGATGTTATATGCAAGTAAAGATACGGAGGTAGTGGCATGAGTTTAATGGATATGTTAAAGGTGGAAGAACCGGAAGTAAAGGAAAAGAAAGCAGTTAAACCGAAGCTGAAAAAGGAAGTTACTGAGAAAACGCAGCAACCCGCAGAAGGGAAAGCCGAGCAACCGAAAGCCAAAGGGACGGAGAAGGAAGCATCCGGAAAGAAATATACGTTCCCGTTCATCCTTTGGATGGACCGTCAGCAGCAGGATGTATCACACATTTTTGAGGTAGGAAAAGAATACAGTGAAAGCGAAATTTCAAACCTTATGCTGGAGCATGGGGATTATGATTTCGGTGGAAAAGTTAATTATGATTATCTTCCGGACAAGAACGTTCTGGCTGTCTCCTTCCAGAAACATTCGAAAGGTTGATCATGAACTATGTATTTGTTGTCGTGGGAGTTGGTGGGACCGGCTCCCTTGTGGCGAGGGACCTGCCGAAAATTATTATGGATTCCGGAAGCAAGATGGTAGTCATAGATGGCGACGTGGTTGAGGAGAAAAACATGAAGCGTCAGGCATACCAGAGCCACGATATAGGCGATAACAAAGCGATAGCATTATCACGGAAGATAAATACCTTTTACGGAGACATATGCGAAGCAATTGACGGATATGTTACAAAGAACGAGATTGTTGAATTGCTGAAATCAAAATATAAAGGATGCCCGCCGGTCCTGATCGGATGTGTGGATAACGATAATACGAGAGTATTGTTGGAACAGACGTTCCAGCAGCTTCCTGAATGTGTATATATAGACTCGGCGAACAGTGAATATGATGGAAATGTCTATGTTGCTTTAAAATATCACACCGGCAAAACAGAAGGAAAGTTGCGTAGCCAGACATACCAGCTGAAAGATGATGTACATCCGACAGAAAAAAACTGTGAGGAACAGACAGCTGCCGGAAACATGCAGTATATGATCACGAATCTGAAAATGGCTACCGCTGTACTGGAGCATATTTATCTATTGGGGCAGGGAAAAGTGAAACGAGGTGTTACCGTTGTACGAAGATTTGAGGAAGTACATACAGATCCAGAAGCAGGAGCTTAAACATGGATCATATGGATGGACGATTAAAGAAATGTGTGAGTACTGCAAAGATGAAGAACTGGTAAATGAGTTGCTGCAAGGATTCAAAAACATAGAATATTTGGGTTATTGCCAGGACGATATGAATATGTTTAGCGGTATGTTGGACGATATTCATATTTCGGATGCACTCGGGACAGAAGACAGCATAATGCTGAAAATTATGATTGGCTGCCTTACAGATGAATTCATTCTGGAAACCGATAATAGTGGATACCTTACACAGTTCGCAAGATATACACGGCTAGGGCGGCAGCTGTATGGACGTAAACAAAATATTTTAACCGAATACACAGAAAAAAACTGGCCCGATTTTTCGGAATTATGGGCATATATGCCGGATGGATATCGGAAAATGACAGATGCGGAAGTGATAGAAAAATGGAATTCAGAGGAATTCTGGTCTGATTTTGATGAAATAAATGCACGTACTGGAATTTTGATAGTAGACGAAAACATGCGTAATATAGACGAATTAGAAGTACTGATCGAAAGGTTTGCATTTGAAGAGATCGTACCTGGAATGTATTTCAGCGGAGTAAAATATTGGGCAGAGAGTTATGCAGATATAGAGGTTTACAACAGCATCGAAGAAGAATTCCGGATGGATTTTCTGAATATGTTGCAAGCTCAGAAAAAAGTACGCACATTAGAGCCTGATCTGTTTATAGGAATGAATCAAGACGGCACAAAAAATATCGCAACAAAGCTTCGCGAAAATATGAATGTATGTGATACACGAAGAGAGGTACTGCTGTAATGGAAGAAATGATTATAAGATTAACTGACCGTAGCAATGATGCTGAAATACTGGTGCATGACTGCGTAAAAGACAAGGATATTTTTAAAGCAGTTAGTATAAAGGATCTTGTTTGCAAAATGAAAAAGACGTTTCCTGAAGCTACAGATATCGATAATTACAAAGAAGATATGATAACGATAGACGAAGACGTCATTGCTGTGTCACCGAAGTGTATCGTTGTCAAACAGCCAGAGCATAAAGAAATTGTAATGTATGCAGGAAAAGCGTTTGAAATAAATTATCCGAATTCTATCTATGCAATAAAGCATAGTGAACAGAAGGTGAAGGATATCGTGGCATATTGTTATAAAAAGTTAGAAGGCATGCAGACGCAGTTATACCGGCATGCAATGCCAAATATGTTTTATGACGATAAAATCTGTATGGGAACCGCAGATAGAAAAATCGAACCAAAGAATTATAAAGTGGCGTTGAATCGCATACTGTACACACAGTTTACACATGCGAAACCGGATAATATAAAAGGATTCGAAGGAACATCAGATTACTTCCGATATCTGCAGGAACATGAGTTTCCGTATGACAGATTATATAATGCTAATAAAACATTAAAACAAATGGTGAAGGAATTATGAACTATCTTGAATTTATTCGAAGTAAGATCAGATCGGAAGAGC